GGCGTGCACACCTCGAGCCACCCCAAATGCGGCCCACCCTGGGAAACCGCGATAGCACATGCATCCGACGGATCCCGTAAAGTCCCCGCAAACACCACCAAACTGTCAGGAGCCTCGTTGACTGAGACGCCCACCGAACCGGCCCCCGACTTCGACCCGCAGCCCGACGAGCCCGACGACGGCGACGAAGACGACGAGTAGCCGTGCCGTCACGTTCTCGATCGTGATCGCCACCAGCGGACGCCCAAGCATCAGCGAAACGCTCGCCGCGCTCACCCCGCAACTCGCCTCAGGCGACGAGATCCTCATCCAACGCCTCGACACCCCGTGGGGAAACCAGGCGCGCAACAACGCGATCCCCCGCTGCGCCGGCACCCACCTGATGTTCATCGACGACGACGACCAGCACGCCGCCGACGCCCTCCAACTCGTCCGCTCGAAGGTGCGCTCGAGGCCGAAGCGCGTCCACCTGTTCTCGATGGTCTACACCGACGGCCGCGTCGTCCACCCACGCTGGCCCCTTCAGATCGGGTACGTCGGCACCCCGATGATGGTCGTCCCCAATGAGCCCGGCAAACTCGGCCTCTGGACCGACCGCTATGAAGCCGACTACGACTTCATCAACGACACCATGACCCTCCGCGGCGACGAGCCCGTGCTGCACGCCGAACCGATCGCCGCCGTCACCACGAGACCAACATGAACGGCGTCGGCGTCAACCTCCCCGGACTCGCACTCGTCGTCATCGCCGTCGTGCTCGTCATCGCCCTCTTCCACGGCTGGGGCTGAAAATGGGGGGGTCGTTTTTTCATGGTGACACCTCCATGACCCTCGCAGTCAAACTTTTCCGTCCATCCTGAGCGATGTCGGTGCAGACAACAACGGTGCGGGCGAGGACGACCGATCGTGGGTACGGCGGGGATCATCAGGGCATTCGGGCGGCGGTGGGGCGAGTCGTGTTGGCCGGCGGTGCGCGGTGTTGGCGTTGCGGCGGGCTGATCCGGCCCGGTGAGCCGTGGGACTTGGGGCACGTCGACGGTGACCGGAGCCGCTACGCGGGCCCGGAGCATCGGGCGTGTAACCGGGCGACGGCGGGCAGGCGCTGGGTGGCACCGCCGCCGGCCGAGCTCGAGCCGGAGCGGCCGGGGCTCGCCGCCGGCGATGAGCGTTGGTCGGTGCCGTGGCTGCGGGGTCTGCGGCGGGTGCCGGCTGATGCGGTCTGGCCGCGGTACATGACGGTTCCGCACCCGGCCGCTGTGGGGTCGTTGGGGCCGGCGTTCATCAGGTTCGCGTCGGCGCGTGAGGGCCGGTCGTTGCGTTGGTGGCAGCGGCTGGTCGCGACGCGGCTGCTCGAGGTGGACGGGGCGGGCCGGTTGGTGTGGGAGACGCTGCTGTTGACGATGGCGCGGCAGCTCGGGAAGTCGTGGCTTTTGCGGGAGCTGCTGCTGTGGCGGATGCATCAGGGCGACCGGTTCGGGGAGACGCAGGACGTGCTGCACACCGGGAAGGACCTGCAGGTGTGCAAGGAGGTGCTGCGGCCGGCGCTGTACTGGGCGGAGGAGCAGCCCGGGTACAAGGTGGGTCGGGCGAACGGCGAGCAGTTCATCGAGTGGCTCGAGGATCACAGCCGCTGGATGCTGCGGGCGAAGGGGTCGACGTACGGGTATTCGGTGAGCGTCGCGGCGGTCGATGAGGCGTGGAAGGTGAAGCCGGAGATCGTCGATGAGGGTGTGGCGCCGACGATGGTGGAGCGGGTGCAGCCGCAGCTGTGGTTGGTGTCGACGGCGCACCGGGAGGCGACGGCGTTGATGCTGTCGCGGCGGAAGGTCGCGCTGGACAGCCTCGAGGTCGCGGACGGTGATCTGCTGATCGAGTGGTCGGCGCCCCGGTCGGCGCCATTGGATGACGTGGCGGGGTGGCGGGCGGCGTCGCCGCACTGGACGGCGCAGCGGGAACGTCTGGTCGGGAAACAGCTCGAGGCTGTCCGCGCCGGGGAGGCGGAACTGGTCGAGGATGAGGCTGATCCGGTGGAGGCGTTCCGGGCGCAGTGGCTGAATCAGTGGCCGGCGAGGTCGGTGCCGACCGGTGCGGGGGAGCCTTTGCTGCCGGCCGGGCTATGGGCGTTCCTGGCGGAGCCGGGCGTGCAGTCGTCGGGGCCGCTGTATGTGGCGGTGGAGGATGATTTCGGGAACGGCGCCGCGGTCGCCGCCGCGGCTGTGCTCGACGATGGCCGGATCGAGGTTGACGGGTGGCCGTGCGAGGACTGGGACACCGCCGTGTTGGAGGCCCGTAGGCTCGGCGCGTTGCGGCAGGTTCGGCAGCTGCTGGTCGGTGCGTCGTTGTTGCCGCGGATGGGGCCGGACACCGCGCCGGCCCCGACCCCGGCTACCGCCGCCGAAACCAGGTTGGGGCTGCCGCTGCTCAGGGACCTGGCCGCGGGCGGGATGCTCGTCCATGACGCGACCACGGTCGAGCTTGACCAGGCGGTCAACAGCGCGCAGGTGCGGGAGCTCGCGTCAGGGCTCGCGTTGGAGCGCGGCCCCGGCTACCCGTTGGTGAAAGCCCTGGTGTGGGCGGTCGCTGCCGCGCACAAGCCCGCCCCTGTCCCGGCGGTCCGCTGATGGGTCTGTTCACCCGTTCGATCCGTCCGCCCGCGGAGACCCCGAACGACAATGACGCGTTGACGGCGGCGCCCGGCAGCGTGGGGCCGCCGAACGTGAACCCCGGCGACCCGCACGGTGTCGTGTTCGATTACACCCCACCGGACCCGCCGGTGTTCACGAGGATCGTCCCGTCGGCCTGGTCGGGGTGGCCGGCGGACTGGTTGACGCCGAGCTGGTCGGGCCGCTGGAACCAGCTGAGCGACACCGCGTGGGCGTGTCTGGATCTGAACGCCGCGGTGCTGTCGACGATGCCGCCCTACCTGGTGAACGCGTCCGCGAGCTTGAACGCTGACTGGTTGATGAACCCGAGCCCCGACATCTACTCGTCGTGGGAGGAGTTCATGCGCCAGCTCGCGTGGGACTACCAGCTCGGTGAGGCGTTCGTGCTCGCGACGGCGTACTACTCGACGGGGTGGCCGTCCAGGTTCCATGTCGTGCCGCCGTGGCTCGTGAACGTCGAGATGAGCCGGGGCCGCCGTGTCTACTCGGTCGGTGACCTCGACGTGACCGGCAGCATCCTCCACGTCCGCTACCGGTCGAGCGTCGACAACGCCCGCGGCAGCGGCCCGTTGGAGGCGGGCCGGTACCGGCTGCTCGCGGCGGAGGTGCTGTCGCGGTACGCGACGACGTTAGCGTCGAACGGGCTGATCCCCTCATCGATCCTGGAGGCGCCGGTGGATCTGACGCCGGATCAGGCGGCCGCGATCCGGGACGACTGGGTCGCGCAGCGCGCAGCGAACCCCGGCTACCCGGCGGTGCTCTCGGGGGGGTTGAAGTGGACACCGACGCAGCTGAACCCGAAAGACCTCGCGCTGCTCGAGCTGCAGCAGTTCAACGAGTCCCGGATCGCGGTGCTGCTCGGGGTGCCGCCGTTCCTGGTCAACCTGCCGACCGCCGACTCGATGACGTACTCGAACGTGACGTCGCTGTTCGACTACCACTGGCGCGCGGGGCTCAGGCCGAAGGCGCAGACGCTGATGTCGGCGCTCTCCGGATGGGCGCTCCCCAGGGGCACGAACGTTGAGCTGAACCGCGACGAGTACGTCCAGCCCGGCCCCTTGGAGCGGGCGCAGACGGCGCAGATCCTGAACTCGATCGTCGACCCGGTCACCGGGCAACCGGTGCTGAGCGTCACGGAGATCCGTGACGCGGAACGGCTCGACAACTCGACACCACAAGACCTAGCGAGCGGGGTATTGAGATGACCGATGTGGAGCAGCAGCAGCCGGCGGGAGCGGTCGAGTACCGCGCCGCCACCCTGGTCGGCGTATCAGAGCCGGAACGCATCATCGAGCTGATCGTGATGCCGTACGAGACCGAGACCGTCGTCGCGCACCAGGGGAAGCTCGTCCGTGAGATCGTGACTCGCGGCGCGTTCGACGGGATCGAGCGCCGAGCGAACCGTGTCCGTGTGAACCGCGACCACGACGTGACGAGAACCGTGGGCCGCGCCGTCGCGCTCCACCCTTCCCGGGAGGAGGGGCTGGTCGCGGAGATCAAGATCGCCCGCACCGGCCTCGGCGACGAGACGTTGGCGCTCGCGGACGAGGGGATCCTCGACGCGTCGGCGGGGTTCCTGCCGATGCCCGACGGTGAGGCGTGGGAGGAGAACCGCACCCGCCGCCGGCTGAACCGGGTGTGGCTCGCCCATGTCGCGATGACGCCCGACCCGGCGTACGAGACCGCGCAGGTGCTGTCGGTGCGCTCGCAGACGC